GAATTATTAATTGCTCCATTTAATTGATTTGTAATTGATGTTGGAATAGTTCCACCAAAGTATCCTGTACCATAACCAAATGCAGGAGTTTGAAACGTAGGTCCTATTTTAATATAAGGAGTTGTTGTTAAAGATCCACCTGCAGTAACACCAGTGCCTGTTTCATTAGATGGCATTGTAACTGTAAAAGTTCCTGATGTTGGAATTGTTTTAACTTCAAAAGTATTGGTTGTAAAATCTGCTGATGTATAACTTGTAGTAGGCGCTCCTGGTGTTGTTACACTTGTAAAGATAATATAATCACCAACTTCTAATTGATGTTCTGTTTTATTAATAGTAATTGTTGCTGAACCCGTTGTAGATGTATAAGTACAAGATGTTAAAGCTGTTCCAAGTGGTGTAATATCAAAAAAATTTTGTTCGTAATAAATAGCTAATATTTTAGAAGTACCGATCGCTGCATATTTTTTACCATCTAATGCTGTCCATGTATGCTGGTCACGCGCTGGACCTGCCAAGGTGCTAGAAACGAGTTGCTGGAAACCACCTATCTTTTGTGGTTCGCCATAACGAAATCTTATATTATCACCATCAATCCATTGCCCTTCGGCTCCGGTTGCAGTTTGTTGTTTATTAAATCCTGGCTTAAATTGTATCTTCTGTAAAGGCATAAGTATCCTTTATATAATATAAAACCATTAAATAACAGATATATTATGACTTAACAATAAGTTCTTTTAATCTTGCTCTTAATTTTCCTATAGTATCTGAATATTTTTCGTTAATTTCAATTAAAGTTTCTTTATGAAGTTCTAACTTTTCTATTCTTTCTTGTAGTTCTTTATTTAACATAACTTCAGATTTTTTAACCATAGTTTCCATTTGAAGTTGTTCTTCTAATTCTTTTATTCTATCTTCACTCATTTTTTAAACCAGCTTGGAAGTCCTAAGTGAATTCTTTTGTCATATATATTTTCTTTAGATCCTTTAGTTTTAACATTATTGTAATGTAAAAATACTTGAGCACAATTTTCACCTTTAAATTCTTCTCGCCAATGTTCTAATTCATTACCTTTATAAACTAACATATCTCCTGGTTTTAAATCCACTTTAACTCCTTTTAATCCTTCCTTACCAGATGGTTCTAAATAAATTGTCCAAGGATCTCCTCCAAGATTTAATGTTGTAGATATTTCACAACTAAATCTATCTTTATGACGATGTAAAATATCTCCTTTTTTATAAATTCTAGCATAAGAATAATTTGGATTTAATTTTAAACCTGTATTTTTTTCCATTAAAGGTAAAAGTTTTTCAAGTAATGTTTCCATTACAATATCAGCGTAGTGTGAATAAGTATTAGGAACTTGTTCGTCATTCCATACTCCAAATTCAGTTGTAAATGGACTTATGTAACGAGATTTAAACATTTGTTCTGCTACTTTTCTTTTCATAATAAAATAATCATAACAAAATTTAATAAGTTCTTTTGATACTGCTTGTTTAATAACTATATATTTTTCTTTTTTAAAATTCATATTTTTATTTAAAAGGATAACCAATATTCCAAATCACCAATGAATATCTTGTCCCTTTTGTTACTGGTTTGACACGATGCCATACATGAGATGGAAATACTACAATTGAACCACGTTGTGAAATTTCTGCACATTTTCTCACAGTGGGTTGATCCGGACCCATGTTTCTAAAATCAAATTCTAATTCACCTCCTTTATAATCTTTAGGATCTGATAAAGAACAAGTCACAGATAATTTTCTAATTTTTTCATGTCTATTTAAATCATTAGGTTCATTATAAGGAACATCCCAAGAATCACAATGCCAGTCATAAAATTGATTTAATTTATATTTTGTAAATTGACATGATTCAGACCAATCCCAATCAAAATTCCATCCTGCTAATTTATTTGCTTCATGAATATAAGGTTGTATTTCTTTGTAAACCCAACGATCATTAATCCAAACAATATTTGAATCTCTTTTCTTTTTTAGATCTTTTAAATCTTCTTCAGATAAATTCTCACCTTCTTTAATTTTATTAGTTTCACCACCTGTAAGTGCTAATTGTTCTTGTTGTGATGTACCATATTTAATTAATTCATCACAAAATCTAGGTGTAAGTGCACTTTGAAAATAATAATAATAGTTTTGTAAATTCATTCTTAATCTTTCTTAATTTGTATATGATTTTTAATTTAAAGTAAAGTGATGTTTAAATCCAAGATAAAGTTTCAGTAGACCAAGAAAATGTATTGTTTTGGCTATCTATACCTGTCCATTTTTGTTCATTTTCATTCCAAGAAATTGTATAATATTTATTATTACTATCTAATAAAATTGTAGGATATGTTATAGGAGCCTGCCAATCATCATTAATATTAAGTGACCATGATGGATAAGGTTGTGGTAATATGAATTTATCTTTTATAGGATCATAAGTATGATTAATTCCAGCATATTGTTTTCTAAAATTGTTATTATAAGAAGTTTGAACCCATTTAACCCCTTCATTAGATAATGGGCACACTGTTTTAAAATGTTCAGCAGCTTGTTCAGATTGCTCTCCACCATTATTAGCGATATCTTGATTACAAGCAACCACAACTCTTATTACTATATTATTTGAATTTAATTCTGCAAAATGAGCCATATTTTTAACCGTATGTTATATTTCCACTAACTGTGAAAGTTAAAATAGTTGCAGCACCATCTGGTGCTGGACTTGTTGTTTTAGTATTAGTTCCTGGAGAAACAGAAAATCTTGATCCCCTTGCTCCTGGAGCTCTTATTATAACAATTCCTGATCCACCACTTCCTGATGTAGCACCTGCTTTATTTCCATTACCTCCACCCCCTCCTCCTCCTGTATTATCTAAACCTAATCCTCCAGCAGTTCCACTACCAGAATTACTTCCTCCTGCTCCACCTCCACCTGATCCTCCATTTGATACAGGTAAAGAATCACTACCTCCTCCACCTCCTCCAGCATAACTAACTGGAGATCCTGTAATTGAATTTGCCGATCCATTTCCTCCTGGACCACCATTTGGATTATTTCCATCTGATCCTGATGCACTAGCCCCTCCTCCACCTCCACCTCCAAAAGGGCCTCCCACAACTCCTGATCCACCAGGATTTCCTTGAGATGGACTTGTAGGAGGTGAATTACCTGTTCCACCCGAACCTGGTCCACCACCACCTGATCCTCCACCACCACCTGATCCTCCAGATGCACCAGTGGAAGCATTACCGGTTCCTCCACCACCACCTGTTGATGTTATTGTTGAAAATATTGAATTTGTTCCTGAATCACCTATACCTGATTGAGGAGCTGACCCACCTCCTCCAACTGTTATTGGTGTAGTTGATCCAGCTGTTAATGTAATTTTTGTTCCTCCAGGAAAAGATGTTCTATATCCTCCTGCTCCTCCACCTCCCCCATTAAAACCAGGATTTCTTCCTGCAGCTGCTCCTCCTGCTACTACTAAATAATCTACATCAACGGGTAATAATTTTTCTCCTGATGTAAATCCAAATCCTTTTGCTGAGGCTCCTCCGCGTGTTGAATTTAAAGGCATTCTTTCTACTCCTTATTTAAATTGCGTTATTGATGCTAATACTACGTATGTTGATGCTGCTGTTTTTAATGCTGTGTATGAATACACATCTGTAGATGAAGCGTTTCCAGCTGTTGGAGCAGTTCCACCTTGCCAAATTGCTGTAACAGTTGTTCCATCAACTTGAATCACGTTGTTATAAAAAGTTGTATTCCCTTGTTTTGTAATTAATGCAACTGTTGCAGATTCACCTGTTGCTAGAGCTGCGTTTAATGCAGTGGAAGAATTTCCTCTTAAATTAACTGTAAAATTAGAACCTAAGTTAACGTTTTGATAATAAACAGCTTGTGTTAATACATCATAAGTAAATGTAGTTATATATGTAGTTGAAATTGTAGCATTTTCAAATACACCAAATATTTTT